AAAAAATTAGTTCTTTGAAATATATTTTGTATTAAAATTTTAGCTGTTTCGAAATGATGTTCATCACCATAACCAAAATCATAATTTATTCCATTTTCTTTTTCACTTGCATTTGGAGCTAAAATGCTATCAACATAAATTTGAAGAGCTTGTGCAGCTTCTGGTATTCTATAAACAAGCTGTTCATAATCTGTATATCTACTAAATCTTCCAACTGATATATCAAAAAATCTTTCAAATAAATTAGAAGCGTTACCAAAATTAGCCCCAGAAACGCTTTCTAATAGTCTAGAAAATTCTTTAGCTGGTATTAATTGTGTTAAATCTAGCTTTTTATTTGTAGGATCATAAAATTCGCTTTTATTTTTAATTCTTGTATATTGTTTAAGTAAATTGTCTAATTTATCTCCAATTTCACCTAATATTGCTTTAGCCATCAATATCCTCCCCTATGTCTTCAGAATCTAACATGGTTTGCAGTTCTAATATAGATTTTTCTTCTTTACTGCTTTCAGCAGATTCTTCTAACATTTTAGGCTTTTCAATAATTTCAGAACATTCTGCTTCAAGAATTTCATTTTCTTCTAATGCTGGATGTATATTTTGCTGATCTAATTTTAAAAATATAGCTTTTAATAATTCTCCGCTATTTACTGCTATATTATTTACTGCATTAGCAGCTGTATTTTTTATTTCTAATTCTCTTTTTTTGGTCAATATATCTAAAGCAGCCTTTTTAGCTTTAACTCTTTGCTGAGGTAAATCAGCTTGAAGTTTTAACAAATTTGTTAATGCTTCTATATTTGAAGCTTTTAGATGTCTTCTGTCTGTAAAATTAGAAAAAGAATTTAATAAATTTTCTACAAGCATAGAAATAGTTATATCAACTTTTTCTGAAGCTGATATATCTAATTCTAAATCATTAATATATTTTTCAAGTTTTTCTTCATTATTAATAGCTTCAAATAAAGTTGTTTTTTTATTTAAAACGCTATTATCTTGTATTGCTGTGGAAATCATTATTTTTTTTCGCACCTAAAATTTTTCTTTCTTTAGAATTTCTTTTTGAACTTAATGCTCCAACATTATCTAACATTTCATTTATATCTTCTTCTTCAAAATTTTCTTTTTCTTCATTTACAGGAATGTTTTGTTCTTCTTTTGTTTTTTGTTCTTCAGGTTTTTCTATTGGTGTTGTTACAAAAGAATTTAATTCATTTATTGTATTTTTAGTTAAATTTTTAAACATATAATCTAATTCATTTATATTTAACTTTTTTAATTCTTTAAAAGCTTGTTCAATAAGTTTTATTAATTCTTTTTTCCCTAATTGCTTTTTAAGTCTTTCAGCGCCTTTCGGAGATTGAACTCCAAAATATCTTTTATAATAAGGAATTAAACTAGTTGAAAACATATTAATATGTCTAGTATAATCATTTAAAACTAACCATAAATGTTTACAAACTAAATTTTTAAACTGTTTATCTCTAACTACTGGAGGTCTATTTTCTCCTGGTCCATAAATAGAATCAATTTGAGTTAAATTATAATGAGGTCCATATTTACTAAACGCCTGACATGTGCATCTTACTCTAACGTCTTCATTTGATAAATAAACTTTTATGAAATCAGAAATTTGATTATCTGTTATTTTGCATAAAAACAACAAAAATAAAAGAGTTTCAACTCTTTTAAAATTTTTTAATTTAATTGGTTGCTGATAAGTTTTACCAGATATTGCAGATACTGTACTAAAAACTATAGTTCCATTTCTTAAAAAAGAATAAAAATCTTTATTTTTTACTCTTATAAAAGATTGCCAATCTTTTGAATTTAGTTTTAAACCTTTATTTTCATTAAATTGTCTATTAGCATACTTAGTTAAATAATCTATTTTAGCTGCTAAAACTACATTTTGTTTCATATTAATCACCGCTATTTCCTAATAGATAATAGACATAATACGGTAATTGTGTTAAAGAAAACATTAAATGACTACATATATAATTAGACATTCCGTATTTTTTAGAATATTTTCTATTAAATTCATGACAATTACAACGAGTATAAATTTCATTTCCACCCAATAAAATAAAATATTTATAAAGCATATTAAAATCTAATGCTGCGTCTTTAACATATTGTGCTGTATCATAACCATTTATATCAATTTTTTTATTTTTATCTAATAAAATCGTAATATTTTGCATAAAATTACCAACATTAGGTTCTTTAACTTGAGTAGTATATGTTAAAATTCCATTCTTTTTATCTAAAGTGCAATTTTGCAATTGAATGTTCCATTGACTTCTTAAAGAAACCCACTGTAAAATTCTAGATAATTTAGCTTTTTCGTCAAAATTTTTAGCTTTTGAATATTCTTTATAATAAGTTTTTGTTGTAAGTTCATTAAAAGTAAAAGGTAATATTTTTCTAGTAGATAAAAAATCTAAACTATAAGACAATATAGGATTTAATTCTTTATTTGAATATGATTCATATATTTTTTTGTGTTTTAAATTAAAAATAATATGTTTATTACTATCTTTTTCTTCTATATTATGCGCAAATAAACTAGCTTTTTTTAATTTAGACACTAAAAATTCTTGTTCTTTAACATCTTTTTCAGCTTGTTTATAAAAATTTATATTTCCATTATATTTATCATCTAATCTTTTAAAAACTTTTTCAATAAAAAGCTTTTCTTTTTCATGTCTATAAAATCCCATAAGTTTAGCAATCCTTTTTTATGTTAATTTAACTGCTACATTTTTAAATTCAACAAATTTTTTTAAAAGTTCATGCTTATGATCTTTTAAATAATGGATCATATTATTTTCTCTAGCTGTTATTTCTAATACTCTAGCATTAATACTTTCAGGAGAAGCATGTATTTGTTTTAATTTAATTGCTATTTTTTCTTTTATCCAATCTTTTAGCAATTTATATAATTTAGAATTATTTTCTTCTGTATCGGCGTTATCCAAATTAATGCTAGCAGCATTCATTATTTCTATTATGACAGGAGTGTGTTTTAATATTACTTTTTCTGGTATTTTTGAATTTATTAAATCATTAAAAAATTCTGCATAAATTTTTTCTAAGCAAATTTTTTTTATTTTTCCAGATAAAACTGTATAAGAATAAGCTAATATAGATTCTTGTATATATTGTAAAATACTACTAGATTCACCTATATCATCTAATATTTCTTTTATATCTTCGTCTATTTCTCCAATATAACTATTATCACAATATTGTATTTTATTTTCATCTATATTTTCTGCTTCTATTATAGTAAGAATTTCGTCTTCAATATCATCTAAATTTTGATTATTTAAAACAGTATTAAAAAATTCTTCTTCTGTTAAATCATTTACGTCATTGTTTAAAAAATTAAGATCTGTGCTATTTACTGAAATATACTTATTTTTTAAGCCAGTAGCATTATAATAAATAGCAGAGCGGTGAGCTATACCTATAAAAATGCTAAACATAACTCTTGATGTATCTATTTTCGGTAAATATTTTATAATAGCTGTCCAAGCGTTATTAACAGCTTCTTCAAATTCTATTTTGTAAGGACTAATAACTTTAGCGCCTATTACTTTTCTTATACTTAAATTTACAATTGGGTATATTTTTTCTAAAATTTCTTTCTTTTTTAACACACAATGTTTAACAATTTTTGTATTTTTTCCTATATGAAACCAACCAATTGCTTCATATAATTTATATTGCTCTATTAATTCTTTTAATAAATATTCTTCTTCTAAAGTGATTTGTATCTTATTATTATTTTTAAACAAGTTTAAATATTTTTTCTTGTCTGTAAAAGCTTGACAATTTAATTCTAATTCTGTTCTATATTTTTGTATTGTGTTTAATAATTCAAAAATTATTTCATTTAAAATGTTCATATTATAATTTTTTACAATGAATAATTGGTGTCGTATATTTCTGTTTTTAAAAATAATATCAATAAGCCAATCATCTTCAGAAAAATTCCATTTAAAAAAACTTTTACCATATTCTTCGATGTCTGTCATTTTAAAACTCCAATCGCAATAAAATTAATTTTATAAATTAATATAAAATTAACTTTATGTCAAGTAAAATTTTTGAAAGGAATTTGTATAATAAATAAAATGCCTTTAAATGATAATAGTAATGAATTATTAAAAGTTTTAATACAAAATAGAAAAGATCCAATTAACTGGATAAAAAATAGTGTAAAAATACAGCATCCAGCCCATGGAATACTTCCATTTAAATTATATGATTTTCAAGAAAAAATTATAAAACTATTTTTAGCTAAACATTTTATAATTACACTTAAATCTAGACAAGTTGGTCTTTCTACTTTAACACAAGCTTTATGTTTGTGGTCAGCTATGCATTATGCGAATTTTAATGTATTAATTCTTTCAACTGGTCAAAGAAATGCAGCGTCATTTTTATATAAAATTAGACAAATGTATGAAAACTTGCCTAATAATGAATGGAAATTACCATTAGATGTAGACAATAGACAAACGCTTATATTTTCTAATGGTTCTAAAATAGTTGCTATACCAGCTACAAGAAATTCAAGTTTAGGAGAATCTATTAACTTATTAGTTATAGATGAAGCTGCTTTTATTGATAGAGTAGAAGATGTTTATCAAGCTGCTTATCCAACATTATCTAGAGCTTTTAAATCATCTAAAGGAAAACCTTATGGAATAATAGTTATTAGCACGCCAAATGGAATTTCTGGTACTGGTAAATGGTATTACGAAATGTATCAAGGAGCTATTTATAAAAATAATAAATATGTTCCATTAAAAATACATTGGTCACAAGTAAATGAATACGATAATGATTGGTATTTAGATCAATGTTCTCAGCTTAATTGGAATTATAGATCTATAGCAGCTGAACTTGAATTATCATTTGTTTCTTCTGGAAATACTTTTATACCAGGTCAAATATTAGATACTATTGGAGTTATAGAGCCATTACAAAAAACATATGATGATAAATTATGGATATTTAATAAACCTGAAGAAGGAGAAGTTTATGTAGCTGGTGTTGACGTCGCTTATGGAGACAGAAAAGACTCAAGTGTCATGCAAATTTTAAACGCAAGATCATTAGAGCAAGTAGCAGAATACGAATCTAACACTATAAAACCAGACGAATTCGCTAATGTTATAATAGATTTATCTAAAATGTACAACAATTGTTTAGTTAATATAGAAAGAAATGCAGTTGGAAAAGTTTTAATTGATAAAATATTAGACAAAACTGCTGGGTTTTCAATAAATTTATATAGAGATATTAGTAAAAATGAACTTAATTTAAGTTACGGTGATAATCCATCATTTAAATCTAATATTGGTACATTAGTTACAGGAATTTCAAGAGATGTAATATTAGCTAATATGTACAATATATTATTAGACAAATACACTGAAGCTTTAGATACAATGATGTCTGAAGAAGATGAAAAAACTTCAGCAAAACAAAAATTTCAATCAATAATGGAAAATAAAAAAGAATCTGCAGTTAAAAAATTTGGTATTATAAAATCTGAAAGATTATTACATCAGATGTTAGGTTTTGTGGTAGATGAACATGGTAGAGCTGAAGGCATAAAAGACGACTTAGTTTTTGCTTGGTCACATGCATTGTATTGTTGGACTAAAAGTAAAACTATGTTATTAAAAAATGTTTCATCTATTTTTAATATTAAAGAAAATAAAATAGATGAAATAGAAATGCTAAAATTTATGAAAAATAATTCTAGAAGTAATATATGGCAAAATATTGATGTATTTAAATTAGCAGATGATTTAGAAGAATTAGAAGAAGAAAATTTACAAAAAGAAAAAGTTAATAATAATAGTAGTAGTTCTGAAAAAAATACATCAGTTGGAAATATTTATAAAGCATTTTTTGGAGTGTGATAATAATGAAATTTATGGCAATGAAGAATTTTATACATAATGGTGTTGCAATAAATGGAAATAATATATATGACTCAAATGAAATAAAATTTTCTATTAATGATATTGAATTTTTAAAGACACAAAGTAAAATTATTATACTTGTAGAAAAAGAAGAAATAAAAAGAGACATAAAAGAAAAACCTAAATTTGAAGTTAAAAAAGAAGAAGTAAAAATTGAAGCTAAATCTGAAATAATAAAAGCTGAAGAAGAAGTAAAACAAGTAGAAGAAGTAAAACAAGTAGAAGAAGTAAAACAAGAAATTTTTGTAGAAGCAGAAGAATCTAAACCAGAAATTGTAAAAACAAATACTAAAAAAACAAGTAAAAAAAGATTAAATAAAACAAAGTAATTGCATTTTTAAAAAAGGCGGTTTATAAATATGGGAAGATTATTTAAAAATGCAAGAGATGTAGTAGATCTAGATCCTGATGATTTTGAAGAATTAAAAAATAGAGTTTATTCTTTCTATGGCAAACCTTCGATTGTCGTAGAGCTTCCTGATGAAACTTTTCAGAATGTAATAATTAAAGCTGTACAGCAATTAAATACATACGCTGCAAAAATAGATAGAATATTTAAATCTGTTCAACCAAATTTGGGAAGATATACTATTTATGAATATGAAAGAATTAATTCTGTTTTAGACGTTTATGTGTCTACAGAATATTTAATAGGTTTAGGATTACCAATTCAATCTTTACTTGGTATTCCTATGTCTTTTTCTGCAACACATAATCCAGAAGTATTAACAAATTTTGTCTCATTATATTCTGCTTATGATGTAGCTAAAAGAATGTTTGGAGTACAACCTATAGCAGAATTAGTAGAACCCAATGTTGTCGAATTAACTCCAATACCTTATACAGAAACAGTTTTTTGTTTTTGTATAACAGTGAATCATGATAAAGATTTAGGATCTTTAAGTGAATTTGAAATACGTTGGCTAACAGATTATTGCACTGCTACCACTGGAAAAATTATAGGTCAAATTAGAAGAAAATACGATGGAGTCACTTTGCCAGTAGGAACTTTAAGCACTTCAGGTTCTAGTATATATGCAGAATCTGTTGAATGGGAAAAAGCTTTAATGGAAGAATTAAAATCAAGAAAGAAATTTGCTCAAACTTTCATAACAGTAGGTTAAAAAATAAATGCTTTCAAATATTACTTATACGTATTATGATGAAGAAGAATATAAAGATTTTATAAAGAATATTATTAGACAATTTAGAAAAAGCATTGAATATGATATTTGGATAAATTTATATAATAGAGATACATGCGCTGGAACAGGTTTATCAAAAATTTTAGATGGCGTTGATATTGAATTGCACCATTACAATATAACATTATGGGATTGGGTAGAATTTATTCTAGATTATTTTTCAAAAGACAATTTACCTTTTAATAGCTTTATAATTTGCATTATTTTAACAGATTTACATTTATCTAAATGCATACCATGTGTTCCTTTATCTAAAGACACGCATAAGCAAATACACGCTAATCCTGAACAAACAATTGAAAAATATCCAGACATTTTAAAAAATTTGCATACTGGTAATTTAAATCTAGCAGATGAATTAATAAAATATCACATTAAAAATTATAAAAAAATACTAAATGATGAACAGAGGTTAATGGAAAATGAGTAAATCTAGAATTTTAAAAACTGTTTTTACACTAAAAAGCGGAAAAAGTATTGTAGTTTCAATGTATGAAGATCAGTGTTTTAAGCTTTATAATCAATGGGTTGAAAGCAAGAAAAGCACATCTGATGAATTTATTGTTGTTCATGAAAAGAAAAAACAAGGTGAAATCATTGAAATGATAGGTATTCTCGTTTCTGAAATTGCAGCAGTACAAATTGTAGAAAATATTAATAAGTTTACTAGTGAGGAATAAATTATTATTAAAGGTTATGTGATTAATTAATGTTTAATTCAGTTTTAAGATATTATGATGAAGCAGTAATAGAATATTTTAAAGATATAGAAATACATGATGGTGTTGATTTAAGAACACCTCAAATACAATTTTCTATACCTTCATCTAATGGTTATAAACTTGATAAAGATCTTGAAAATAGAACTGCAATATTACCTTTAATAGTTATAACAAGATCAAGTATTACCCCAGTTTCAGCTACTCCATTAATAAAAAACGCAATAACAAGACCGATGATTTTAAATTTAAATGAAAATGGAAAAATTCACGAAGGTATAGAAGTATTATATTATGGTCTTAATTATAAAATAGCTTTTTTTAGTTTATTTAGAGAAATACATAATTCAATTTTAGAACAAATAGCTTTTAAATTATATCAAAAACATTCTATAAAAGCTTTTATTGATATATCAAATCATACTATAGAAACAAACAATTATATTTCAGATGTTAGCATTAATGATTCTACTACATATGATCAAATAGATGATACAACTGAAAGAATATTTATGGGCGATGGAAGTTTTATATTAAATGTAAAATTGTTTAAAGCTATAAGAAATACTGCTACTGTTCTACAAGTAAAAGAAAATATTTATGATAATGAATTACTTGAAACTAAAATAACAATTGTAGATTAAATAATGACTAAAATTTAAAATTTAAAAAAGAAGTAATTAATTCTTTGTGATATTTTTATGAAGAGGTGTTTTATATATGGCAATTCATGCTAGCCCTGGCGTATATTTTGAAATACTAGATTTTTCTTTATATGCTCCTAGGCTGTCTAAAACTATATTAGCATTAGTTGGTAAAGCTGAAAAAGGTCCTACTGAACCAACTTTTATAAGTAGTGTTAGACAGTTTATTGATACATTTGGTGTTCCTAGAAAAACAGATTATAGCTCATTAGCAGCTATTAGTTATTTAGAATTTGGTTCTGCTTTATGGTTTAGTAGATTAATAGGTTCAGATGCTAAAAAAGCTGAAGTAACTATTCCAAAAGCATTAGAAGTAAGTGATGAAGTTATTGGAACAGCTACATCAAGAGGAGATTATATTTTTAACGGAACTTTAAATTATATTCCTGTTCCTGGTACTGTGGAAATTGTAATTTATGACCCACTATCTCCAGAAAACAAAATCGTAATTACAGACGATGAAGCTGGAAATTTTTCTCCTTATACAAATTTATCAGTATCAAATTTTTCTAATTTTATAGATTATGATACTGGAGAATATAGATTTACATTAAATAGCGTTCAAGCTAATGATACTATTTCAATAGTTTATAATACAAAAGACACAAATAGGGTATCTGAAAACCATTCTAACGATTTTGAAGCAGTATTTGGTACTGATAATTTTTCAGGAATGCTAACATACGGAAACATTTTAAACAATGACAGCCTCAGATTAGTTGTACAAGCTGGAACAAACGTTTACACGATGGTTAGCGATGATACTACAAATTTAATAGTAGATGAAATTACAGGAGAATTGCTAGATTCTTCATTAGTGCAAGTTGGAACTGTTACTATTGATACTAGTAGTGGTACAGTATTAATTTCATTTATTGATACAGCTCCTGAATCAATTATCGTTACATCAACATACACTAACAGAACAGCTAAAACAAAATTGTTAGGTTCAGTAGGAACAGGCGATTCTTTAAAGACTGCTTTTATTGGAACTTTAAATTCTGTTATTTTACCTGAAACTGTTGAAATTGTTTTAACAAGTGGTGGAATAAGTACAACAATTTGCACTGATAATGGAAATGGTAGATTTATAGATGATGATTTAGTTATTTCTACAAATTCTGTTAATTACACTACTGGAGATATTTCTTTTTCTTTAATCGTTCCTCCAAAAACTGGAAATGTTATTAAAGCTAATTATTTAGCTAAATTTAATACTTCTATTTTTGATGCTGTTTCTGAAACTGCTCCTGGTAATATATCTGCGCAATTATCTATGGTTCCAGTTTTAAAAAATAGCATTATAATTAAAGTTGGAGAAAGAACATTTACAGATGATGGTGAAGGTTTTATTACTGGAACGAATGGAAACGGTTCTATAGATTACGACACTGGATATATTGATTTTAATCATGCTTTTACAATTAATCCTGGCGAATCAGTTAGAGTTAATTGGTTATCAGTTTTTGGAAAAGTAAAATCTTTATATGAAGGTTCAATTTATGATAATACAACTGTTGAATTCTATAAAGATCCGTACTATGGATATGGAGTAAAAGTTTGGAATCCTAATCAAACTATTAATCAAGTACCAGAAGAAAATTGGAAAGATATTAATTTTACAGATCCCAATTCAACAAGATATTTTATGAGTAAAGTTTCTTCTAGATTAATAGAATTTGAAATTGATGATTCTTCAGATTCAGTGCCCCTATTAAATTCAAAGCTAATTTTAGTCGGTGGAGATTCAGATGATTCTAATATTAATGAAGCTTCAGCTATTACAGCTTTAGAACAATTTAGTAATGTAGAATCATATGATATTAACCTAATTGCATGCCCTGATTATCCAGGAGAAAAAACTGTTATTAATAAACTTATTCAAGTTTGTGAAGTTCAAAGAGGAGATTGCTTTGCTCTTATAGATCCTCTTCAAAATTTAACTGTACAACAAGCAGTTGAATGGCATAATGGAGATGGACAATGGTCTAATGAAAATTCAATTAACTCTAGTTATGCTGCTATTTACTATCCTTGGGTTCAAATCTATAATCAATTTACTGAATCTTTACAATGGGTTCCTCCTTCAGTTAAAATTGTTAGTGTTTATGCTTATAGCGACTCAGTATCAGAAGTTTGGTTTGCTCCTGCCGGTTTAAATAGAGGTCGTTTATTTACTACAGAAAAAGTAGAAAGACAACTTAATCTTAATGATAGAGATTATCTATATTCTACTCAAACAAATTGCATTAACCCAATATGCGATTTTGTAGGAGACGGAATTGTTGTTTATGGGCAAAAAACAGCCCAAAGAAAACCTTCTGCAACTGATAGAGTTAATGTTATGAGACTCTTACTTTACATGAAGAAGATTTTAGCAACTGCAGTTAAATATTTACTATTTGAACCTAATGATGAAATTACTTGGATTCTTTATAGACAACTAGTTGAACCATTTGTTGATGATATTAGACGCAGAAGAGGATTATATGAATTTAAAATTGTTTGTGATGAAACTACAACAACTCCTTATGATATAGATAATAATACTATGGTTGGAGAAATTTGGCTTAAGCCTACAAAAACAGCTGAACGTATTATTAATAGATTTATACTTACTTCAACTGGAGCTAGTTTTGAAGAGCTTCAAGAAGCTAGAAGCTAATATTTTAAATTAAAATTAAAAAAGCAAGGGGTTTTAAAACCCCTTGCTACTTTAAAAGATTTTTTAGAGGTGAAATAAATTTATGAATAGAGAACGTTATCATCCAATACCTATTGGTGCTGATTTATTACGTTATAACAATTTCGAATTCATTGTAGGTGGTTCTAGAGGGCCAATACAATTAATGTGCAAATCATTTACATTAACTCTTCCTAAAACAAATCCAGTACCTGTTCCTTGGGCTAGCGGTACAATGTCATTAGCAGGAAGAACTACAGGAGCTTATTCTTTTAATATCATTTGTTTAGTAGGTATTGATTCACAATATAACGCATGGGAAGATTTATATAGATGGAGAGAAAGAATTTTTGATCATGAATCAGGAAGAATTTCTTTAGCTAGTGAATATAAAGAATCTGCTACTTTAAGAATTTATGATATTGCTGCTGAATCACTTAAAGCAGAAGCGCAAATGAGCGGAGTATGGCCTTCTGAAGTCACAGATTTAACATTTACTGTAGAAGGCGATGGTCCTGTAGAAGTTTCTGCTGTATTTTATGCTGATAAAATTAAGATGACTTCTTTCTAAAAATTTTTAGAAAGGATTATATATTATGAAAGATAAAAAAGATATAGTATGGTCTGATAATTTATTTGACAAATTAGTTAAAGAATACGCTAACGTAATATTAAAAATTTCTGATGATAGAGAAAAAGCGATTAGAGAAATGATTAATAATTGCGAAGAAATCAAATTATTTAAGTTCGAAGATAGACATTTAGAAGATAAAAAAAAACTAACAAATAATGAAAAAAAGGTGCTTGGTAGCACCTTTTCTTCTATACTATCAGATGATAATTCAATTAATGAAGAAATAAAAGAAAATATAGAAGCTTTAACAGAAGATTTACCTGATAATATATCTTCTATTGAAATTCCACAATTAATTAAATTGACAGAATCTGAACATTTTAGAACATTAAAGTCTAAAATTTCAAAAAGTGTTGATGTTACTAGTAAAACATGGGATTTTTTAGAAAATAATATAGTAACAAAATTTGTTACAGATATGTTTTTTGGATCTGGAATTGGTATGATGAATTTATCTAGTTATCTATCTACTGCTTTAAGTGATATAAAAACAGCTATTAAAAAAGTAACAGATTCATCTATAGAAGATAATGATAAATTAATTGAAAATTTAAATAAAGTTTCAAATACTGTAACATTTAAATTGCTAAATTCTATAATTATTGAAATAGAAAAACGAAATGAAAAAGAAGCTCAAAATTTTTTAAAAAAATTAGCTATAAAAAATATAATATTTAAAAATTTAGATGACTTAGATAATTTAAATGAAGATGAATTAGTAGAAGGAAAAATATATTTAATTAAAACATCTGGTAATTTAGTAAATTCTACAGAAGATAATAAAGAAAATAATATAGCTGTTGATGTTAATGATTTAGTCTTTTTAAAAAGTAAAAATCCATTAATATGGGAGAAAGTTAAAAATCCTGAAAAAGTTGACTTATTTAGTTCATTAATAATTGTAATATATAACATGTTTATAAAAAATAAAAACGATTTTAAATATATTACATCTAAATTTGCAACAGAAAAATCAAAAGAATTTTTAAAAAGAATAAATGAAATTCTTGTTAACGCAGATTTAAATGAGATACAAAAAAGAAGTGAATGCGCTAAAACTTATATAAATCATTTACAAAAGAATAGTGCTTTCGATCCATTATTATCATTTGTAGCCTATATGTCATTTTTAAATAATTATAAAAATAGTTATACAAAATTTAATAAAGAATCTAGTTCAAATAGTTCTAAAAAAGAAACAAAAAATAAAAAAGAAAATTATAGTGTTATTACTGACGATATAATTAAAGATTTTTTAAATGAAAATTTAAAAAATATTATTACATTAAAAAGAAATTTAAAACATTATAATATAATAGATGATAATTTTAATATTAACAAAGATACTATATTAAATAATTATAAAAATAAAAACGAAATAAATAACATACAAAGGATTTTAGATCTGTATAGTTTTAAAATAGTTGAAAAATTAAATAATTTTGATGATA